TTTCTTTTGGGGTTATGGGATATTCTGATTTGACTGCATTGCCAGCAATAGCAACCATAATCTGAAACATTTTGTGATACCAACCTGTTCCGCTGATAGTCATATACTCTTGAGCAAGGCGCTTAGGAAAGAACGGACAGTCACGATAAGATGTCCAGTGTATGTCATTGTTTTGCGCTTGCTCTTTTCTGTAATTGATAACTTGATCTCGAACTGCAGGTGGAAGTTTATCTAGGAAGTTTTTATGTTTCGTCTCTGCCGTAAACTCATATGCCTCCATCAGATCAAACGGGTTCATAAACTTACCGCTGTTAGCAAAGATGAAGTTGAATGCATCTGGATACTGCGCAGGAACATAGTACATTCTAGAAGTATCTTTAGTTTGTTTGTCTCCTATGTCTTTCAGTTTCTTGTTAAGAGCATACCAAAAATGTGGTATCTTGTCACCTGGCACCTCATCTGTCAGAGGGAATACCAATCTAAATTTAGGTTGGATTGCAGTAGATGAAGCAGTTGAGTAACAAATAAATTCATACTCTCCGCATATTGACCGTATAGTTCCACGGAGATCGCCCACAGGATTATAATCGTCAACATCGACAGCACACCAACGACCCCAACGATTAACATTCTTATTAGAACGGGTGCTATCAGTATGATAAACAGCAGGACTAATAAGGGGAGAAGAGTTTGGTCCACCTTTAGCGCCTTCTTTTTCAAATAAATTCATGAGCAGTTCCGAGAACTTTTCCCAAGTGTCGAAAGACATTTGACGGTGTGTTTTGTTGTCAAATGTATTTTTAAATATAGTCAAGGAAAACATATATGTTATTCTATGCTATTTTGTTACGAATGTCAAACGAAGAAATCTTCCAATGACGCCTTGGGAGAATCTTCCCATCCAATAGCATGTAAGATAGGAAGCAGCGGTTCAAGAAAAGATTTTGAAAACATAATGTTGTAGTCAATATCTTTGTGAAGTTTTAATTCAGATGGCAGGTTGTTTGGGAACGCGATGACGTTTTCCCTGATCCTGTTAGGAACCTTTAGATAGACATACTTGATCTTCTCACCATCTTTGATAATCTCATACTTCTGATCAAGTTTTTCTTTCAGAACGTGATAGTTATATAGCAGAGATCCGCGAGAATGAATCGGCGTACCCTTAGTGTAGATTGTTTTTCTATCATTCCATTTTTTAACATCTCGTACTGTTCGGGGAAAGGCAATCTCTTCGGGCGATAGGTTGTAGAACTCATTTTTAAAATCTGCGATAAACTTTTGAGTATCTGTTTCAGTTCCAGAAATAATTACCTTGAATATTTGTTCAAACTTGTCGCGGCACACCTGAGGTGTACTGGACTTGACTGCCTCAATACCCATGATCTTAAGTTTAGGTTCGGCATATTGAACGCCCTCGTTATTATGAACGTTCAGAATATACCTTTTCTTTGCTGTCCAGATACCACGATCAGCAATCGCTTCGCGCTTCATAACCATACGATTTTCATATGCATTTGTTTCTTTGGCGAACTGATCATAACCCTTGGCGATAACCTTTTCGAAGTGTTGGCAAACACCATCAAGAAACTTAACAGGGTTCTTTGGTTTGTTACTCTCAACTAGTTTAGACATGTCAATGTAAACTGAGTCAGTATCAATCGCAATAACATAGTCTTCGTCAGTCGATAGTAATTTATTCATCTCATCGTTGACTGACTTTTCTGCTGTTAGAATGGCACGCTGACCTGTAGTTGTAATCGCTTCAGCAATTCTCAGGTCAAAGTATCGAAACCATTTGTTAGCCAAAGCACCATAAAGAGAGTTCATCAAAATCTTAATTGCCATCTGCTGATTGTCAAAGATAGTGATATCGTTCTCAAGTTTTTTGGTTGGTGCCTCTTGATACTTTTTCTTTGCCTCGAGCATTTTATCTTTTGCTTCAACGCGGTCAGCATAGAACTTCTTAATTACCTTGGGAATAATACCTTCAACGTCTTTACGATAACAACTACCGTTTGCTGCCTGAGCAAAGTCACCTTCACCCTCTAGCGTCAGGGTTTCGGGCGACATGTTATACTGTACGATAATGTTAGGGTAAAGAGAGTTCAGGTCAAAAGAACAAACCCAATCAGTTCTGCCGATCTTTGGGTCTTTCACAAACCCGCCGACAATCTTGTTCTTGGTCTTCAATTCTTTGGGCGGAACTACTATGTTTTCCTTGAGTAGTTCGTTGTAAATAACTGAATCCCATATCTGAGTAGTTCCAAACGCGTCGTTATAATTACTCTTTGCTTTATACGCCATGGTCATTGCTAGGGTAATCAATGCCATCTTTTCCTCAAGGCGATCTACAAGTTCAACGTCTTTGATATTATAATCAATGAACTTCTGATAGTCATGCTTATAGAGAGAGTGGAGCGAACCATACTCATCGTATGATAGTTTATTTTCACCGAGAACCTGGTGAGCAATGTGGTCCAGTTTAAATGACTCTTGCTGTCCATATGTCAGAACACCAAACTTCTGAAACAGATCAAAGTAATCAAGTTGAGAAATACCTTCAAGGTCGTATGTGTTTACTTCTTGACCAGTTCTAGTATGAACGAGACGGTCATTAATCAAACCCCAAGGGGAAAGTTTTTTAGTTTCCTCAGAACCAAGCGTTGAATTAATACGATTAACGAGATACGGTATATCAAACATCCGAGTGTTCCAACCAGTAACAACGTCAGGAACATTTACTGCCGATGACCACCAACCAACAAATGATTGAAGAAGATTGTTCTCGTTCTCGCAATAAAAATACGTTACGTTTTTATCTGTCTTAGAAACATCATATTCATACAAACCCCAGACGTAATAAATGTTGTCGATGTTATTCTTACAGGTGATTGAGATGACTGGGTGTTTTGCTTCTTCCGGGAGGGGAAACCCTTGATCGGAAGCAACCTCAATATCAATAGTCGTTACGTTGATTTGCTCACGATCAAACTTTACATCTTTTGGAAATGCTTGAGCAAGAAACTGACAAACATAATTCTGCATGCCATAGACGTTGTGATTAGTCACATCTTCATACTTTCTAAAGTGATCAGATGCTTCTTTCATTGTGGGAAAAGTTACGGGTTCAACTAACTGACCGTACAGGGTTTTGTATTTTCCTGAGGGGTTTCGACTAGTTTCGAAAATAGTTGGTCCAAACTTAAATTTTTCTTTCACTCTCTTGCCGTTTTTGTAACCACGGTAGAGAATGGCGTTGCCTTTACGGGATACGTTTGTATAAAAATTCATACACTCATTATATTATAAAGTAATGCGGAAGTCAAAAGGTGGCGCGCCGTTTTTCAAACGGGAACGACGCAAAACCCAACCACATTAGATCATAGGTGCGGCATATATGTTGCATTTACCATCATTTCGGGGTACATAATCGGACCCGCGAAACCACCGGCAATAGCACCAAACAACAGCACTCCTAAAGCAACATTGCGTAGTTTAATCAGCATGCTGTTCTCCAAGATCTACTCGTACTGGTGTAGTTACTTGGTAACCCATCTTCTCCCACTGAGCGATAGTGCGACACTTACGCTTCATGCGGGTTTGACCAGTTACATCACGTACTTCTACTTTTGCACAAAACTTACCTTCCTCAGATGCCTTTGCGACATATGATTGAGGATCTGCTTGTACAGGTTGTGCTGCTAATGCTGCAGCAAAGATTACACCGCTACATGCGGTCATGATTTCTTTTTTCATTTTAACGTCCTTATGAGTTAGATTTTGATTTCGATCTTTCTCGGACGCTGTGCTTCGGGCAGTTCAACTCTCAAATTAATGACTAGTAAACCGTTGACGAATCCAGCTCCATCAACGACAACATGGTCAGCGAGTCTAAATGTTTCCACGAATTTCTTGGTAGTAATCCCTTTGTGAAGATACGTCTTACCTTCTTCCTCTTTAGGATTACCCTTGATGACTAGAACCCCAGGTTTTGCCTCGATTTCTAAATCAGCTCTTTCGTAACCGCCGAGTGCAAGTTCGATAGCGTATTCCGTTTCACTATATTTTACAATATTGTGACGGGGAAAACCCTTCTCATTTGCGCCAATGGCAGTTAGTCTTTCTACCTCGTCCCAGACATGGTCGAAACCAATGAAACGAGAATGTGGGAACGAAAACACTTTGCTTCTTGTATTAACCATAACGGTCTCCTTATCTTTAAGCGAGATTGTTGTCTAACTACCGGACCATTCCGCGTAGTCGTTAATATATATACACTTTCTCTTTTAAAAAGTCAACTAATTTTTGTTGCCGATATTATATTTCGGGCACAAATCCCAATCATCTTTTTCTTTATGAGAAATGATTTTAATTTGTCTAAGAGGCGCGCATTCTTTTGCTTTCTGCTTGTCGACGATATCAATTAAACCCCAATCAGACAGTAATACTGCGATAGTATTTCTACGAAGAACATCATTTTCTTCTAGGTTTGATTTTTTACCATCGAGCAAAAACAACTCTTTGAAATGCACGATAAAATATCTGCCTTGTTTGTGCAGAATATGACATGATTGAAAAAGTTTATTTTCTTTTCTTGAGGCAACGCCCATTCGTGTTAATGTTTCACGGACTTTGAGAAAATCATCTGGTTCATTCAATGTGACTTCCAGCATGTCTGCCGGAGCCCAAACTTTATTTTCTTCCACCTTTGTTCACCTTACTCTTTATTTGTTCTAGTTCTTCTTGAGACAGGAGCGACAGAGCTTGGCGTGCTTTTTCATTGCTATATCCATAATACTCTTTCACTGCATCCATATCATCTATAACATCAGGTTTACCCCATTTGGTAAACCGTTTTCTTTTTCTAATGATATTTAGTAAAAAATGAAATTGTAGTTTCTTGTCGATGTGACTTTGAACGTTCATCTCATTTGCAGCGAAAATAGTATCTTGAAAATAAGATAACTGACGGTTGACGATAAATGGAAGATACTCTTTCTCTACCAGATCGTCAACCATCAAGTCCTTTTTATTGTCATTGATAGCATTAACAAACTCAAATGGATTCATTTTCTTTCAACCACTCTTCTTCACCAACGTAAGTGGGGAGGTCGGGATCAGAAAGAATACTGTCCAACAATTTTTTAGTTTGGTACAGTTTCTGCTTCTGACCCCAACCAGTGAATCCATCCAAGCGGGGATCTTTCATGTCATAGTGCCATTGGCGTAGCGCTTTTTCAACGGTTTCAAAACTTGTAGAAATCATGATCTATGTTCCTTATTAGCGTTAACCACAGCATCTAGCAGTGGCGTATGTTTACTTATCATTCTAAGAGCGTTAACATCTTTCGGTAGGCAATGTCCACCCCAACCAAACTTTCCGTCTGGTCCAGGAACCTGACTATGAGACCTACCGATGCGCGGGTCAATTGTAATCGCGTCTACCATTTGATCAAAACCTTCGAACCCAATTTCATTATAGATTCTATACATCTCGTTGAAGAAAGTAACCTTTGTAGCGAGAAAAGAATTCTCGACATACTTGGCAAATGTTGCTTGTTCTAATGAACAATACTTCACCTCTTTCAATTCAGTCAAACAAGGTCTCAACAATTCATCCCACCAGCGACAATCATCACCACCATAAATTGCAAACGTTTGTTCTTTGAATTCTTCAGTGGCATCTCTATTGGAATTAGAACCGCCAAGGAACTCAGGAGAATATGTGTATGTACCTTTGGATGCTTTGGCATATTGTGTCAACCAAACAGGGTCAACTGCTGATTTGATCAGATATTTTGTGTCGCCATATTTTTGAAAAACATCTCTGATGTTATCAGTATTACACGACCCATCTTTCCGCATAGGTGTTGCAACACAAACAATTACACCGTCAACGTGTCCTATAACATCAGTATCAACATTATGGTAAGTTCTTCCATCATACTTCAATTCATTTGGATCGTCTACCCAAATTGAATGTTCCATACGTTTCATTTTTTCTACATTCTGACTACCGATATATCCGCTATGAAACATAGGATG